TTGTAGCGAAGTATAGAAACAACGAAATTAAACCATTAGCTCTACCTGAAGTCGTGCATACTGTTGCTAAGAATTATAACAATGCACAAGTATTAGTTGAGGTAAACGATGTCGGAGGCCAGATTGCAGACGCCCTACATTACGATTTAGAGTATGAAAACCTTATAATGACACAAATGCGAGGACGATTGGGTCAGATAGTAGGTAGCGGCTTTGGAGACAAGGCTACAGAATTGGGTGTACGAACTACAAAGGCAGTAAAGAAAATTGGATGTTCTAACTTAAAACAGATGATAGAAGGGGATAAACTTATCATTAATGATTTTGATATCATTGTTGAATTATCTAATTTTGTACAGAAAGGATCATCATATGAAGCTGAAGATGGCGCTACAGATGATATGGTAATGTGTCTTGTATTTTTTGCATGGTTAACAAATCAAAACTATTTCAAAGAATTAACTAATGAAGATATCCGTAAGAGATTATATCAAAGTCAACAGAAGATGATTGAAGAAGATATGTCTCCTTTTGGATTTATAGATGATGGTATAACTATGAATGAAGAAGCTCCATTTATAGATGTTGATGGAGATTATTGGCGACCGGTAAAAGATGCTCCGGATTATTGGTGAGGCCAAGGTAGCCCAACTTCATCATCTGTTACTCGCATATAATATCTATCAGCTCTACAGTGCATACAAACAGGTATACTTTTATCTATAAGATTTAATGCAGCTTTATATTCTGTAGATTTTTTTCCATATCGTAGAATATAATGTTGAATTTTTTTATGATGTGGAAACCAAACTAGATGATGGGGTGAATCGTGATTGCATACCCGACAAAATTGGCCATCCAAAGTTTTTAATAATCGTAAGTGTCTACCTAAATCACGCATTTCGTGTGTTTCCTCTCTATAATTTATTTATACATTTCACACTTTAGGTGTATTTAGAAAGAGATATAATTATAAATAAAAATAAGAAAAAACAAAAGTGATTCAGTCCCTAGATAATATTTAAATAAGGAGATTAATAGAATGGCTACAACACTCGTTTCACCGGGTATTCAAGTTAAAGAAAAAGATTTAACGAACATGGTCATTGGCGATTCTGATAGTATAGGTGCTATAGCTATCGCTGCAGAAAAAGGTCCCGTAGAAGAAATCGTAACAGTTTCCAACGAGACAGAATTAGTAGAACATTTTGGTAAGCCTAATGCCTCTACTTTTGAATGGTTTTTTACAGCTGCATCATTTTTAAAATATGCAAACGTACTAAGAGTTATTCGTATTAATTCAGGTCATTTAAATGCTTGTGTTAGTGGTACAGCAGTTATTATCAAGAATACTGAACATTGGCTAGAAAACTATGCAGACGGTACCGGGGATGTTGGTATGTGGGCTGCTCGGTCGCCAGGTACTTGGGGCAACAGCCTCAAAGTATGGCAGTGTCCTAGTGCAACTGTCTATGAGCAAGATTTAAGTACAAATAACCTTGTGGATGACGCTGCGGCATCTGAAGGTGATTTAACAATTACTGTTGACGATGTGGATAAAACTAGTTACGCTATCATAGTAAATGATATCATTTCTTTTACAACTGATGGCACAACACCAGTTTCAGGTCACGAAGGTGTTGACTATCTCGTTACAGCAGTAAACACAACTACAAACGTAGTAACTTTAAAACAACATGGTGTATTCTCTACAAAGGGTCTGGCAGCTGATGTTGCTGATAACTCTAGGATTACACGCAAATGGCGTTGGTACGATGAGTTTTCTGGTGCACCTGGTACATCTAAATTTGTATCTGATAGGGGTGGTTCTGGTGATGAAATGCATATCATCATTACAGATGAAGATGGTGCTCTTACGGGCGCAACTAACACAATTCTAGAGAAGTGGGATAAAGTATCCAAGGCTTCTGATGCAAAGACAGATAGTGGCGATAATAATTATTATCGTGATGTTATTTATAATAGATCCGAATATATCTTTTGGATGGATCATAATACTGCTAGTTCTAATTGGGGAACATCTGCGGCCAGCAAAACATTTACAAATGTTGTAATATCTAATGAATCTTCATTGGGAAGTGGTACAGATGACTATTCACCAACAAATGGTGAAAAGAAATCTGCATACGATTATTTTGATGACGATACAGTAGTTGTCAATCTGATGATGGCAGGTCCTGGCGATTCTACTCATGCCGGTAACCTTATCGACATCATGGAAAAACGTAAAGACATGATGGCGTTTATTTCACCTGAAAGGGCAGACGTTGTAAACATATCAAACTCAAATACACAGACAGAAAACGTAAAGAACTTCTTTTTGAACCTTGCAAGTACGTCTTATGTAGCGTTTGATAGTGGATATAAAAAAATGTACGACAAGTACAATGACGTATATCGCTATGTACCTCTTAACGGCGACGTTGCAGGTTGTTGTGCAGCAGCCGATCTAGAGGCAGCCCCATGGTATTCACCAGGTGGGTTAAATCGAGGTAATATCAGAGGGACAGTTGGTCTAGCCTATAACCCAACAAATGCACAGAGAGATATTCTGTATCGTAATAGAATTAATCCTGTTACTACATTTCCAGGGCAGGGTACACTCCTTTATGGAGATAAAACAGCCCTGGCTCGGAATAGTGCCTTTAATAGAATTAATGTACGTCGGTTGTTTAATCACATTGAAAAGGCTGTCGAAGAAGCAGCTAGAGCAGTTGTCTTTGAGTTCAACGATGAATTCACACGATCACAGTTTGCTGGTGCAATAGAGCCTTTCTTAAGAGATGTGCAGGGTCGTCGTGGTATTACAGATTTCTTAGTCGTTTGTGACGAAACTAACAATACTGGTCAAGTAATTGACGCAAATGAGTTCCGGGCAGATATTTATATTAAGCCGGCACGTTCCATTAACTTCATCACATTAACATTTGTTGCTACCCGAACAGGCGTAGCTTTTGATGAAGTAATTACATAAGATAGGAGAAAAAAACTAATGGCTAATTTAAGTAGTTTTGTAGGAGCCTTGAAAGATGGTGGTACAAGGGCTAATCAGTTTGAAGTCTTAATATCTGATTCACCTATATCCTTGCCAGCGGATTTCAGATTCCTTTGTCGCGGAACATCTGTACCAGCTTTGACGATTGGTGAGGTTGCAATACCTTATCGTGGACGTCAGATTTATGTGTCAGGGGATAGGACGTATGAGCCTTGGACTATCACAGTAATGAGTGATAGAGAGCAACAGATGAGATCATATTTTGAACAATGGCAGAATCATATTGGTGATATTGGTAACAGAACTGATAGAACTGATATAGGACAACAGCCTGCAAAATATTATGCAAATGCAACAGTTATGCAGAAAGACCGTAATGATGATACTTTAAGATCGTATCATTTGTATGATGTTTGGCCTACAACTGTAGATGCCACAGAATTGAACTATGAAACAAATGATGCAATTTTAGAATTTGGTGTAACTTTCAGATTTAATTTTATGACAATTTCTGGTGCAGGTGCTTCTACTACCAGTTCAGGTATATCTGGTAAGGTATCAGTCGAAGCGTCCTTCTAATTTAATCTGATTTTATATCACAGTTTTGAAGTGATATAAATAGTTATACTATGGCAGAATTATTTGGTTTTACGATTAAACGGGCAGGGAGCGACAATGCGAAAAGTTTTGTCGCTCCTTCGCCCGATGATGGTTCTTTAGACATTGGAGCTGCAGCAGGCTTTTTTGGACAATATTATGGTGCCGAAGCAACTCCAAAAAATGATTTCGACCTAGTTAAGAAATATAGAGCAACAGCTGAACATCCTGAAGCAGATCAGGCAATAGAAGATATAGTTAATGAAGCTATTATTTCTAATAAAGATCAGCCTTCCGTATCAATTTCTTTAGATTATGTGGATTTTTCATCATCAATTAAGAAAAAAATTCAAGTAGAGTTTGACCATATTCTGAAGATGCTTCATTGGAATAATAAATCCCATGAACTCTTTAAGAGATGGTATATAGACGGTAGAATTTATTTCCATAAATTGGTAGATGAAAAAGATACTTCAAAAGGTGTTCTAGAATTACGTTATATTGATCCTAGAAATATCAAGAAAGTAAGAGAGATTGAAAAAGGAAGTACGCCATCGGCGTCTGAACTTGTTAAAGCTGTACGAGAATATTTTTTATATAGTGAAGAAGGAATTTATCCAGGAATAGCTGGTAGGAGTAATGCAGGACAAGGATTACCTGTCTCCAAAGATTCAATCGCATATATCACATCTGGTCTATACGAACCGACAACGAATCAAGTTTATTCACACCTACACAAGGCAATTAAGCCTGTAAATCAATTAAGAATGATTGAAGATGCGGTAGTTATCTATCGTATCTCACGGGCACCTGAGCGTAGAATATTTTACATTGATGTTGGTAATTTACCTAAGCAAAAGGCAGAACAATATCTCAAAGACATTATGAATCGGTATCGAAACAAACTTGTTTACGATGCTAGTTCAGGTGAAATTAGAGATGATCGGAGTAAAATGTCGATGCTTGAAGATTTTTGGTTACCTCGGAGGGAAGGGGGTAGGGGTACAGAAATAACAACACTACCCGGTGGCCAGAATCTTGGCGAATTAGAAGATATCAAGTATTTTCAAGATAAACTTTATCGTTCATTAAATGTTCCTATTTCTAGAATGGAGGCTGAAAGTGGTTTTAATTTAGGTCGATCAGCAGAGATTACTAGAGATGAGGTTAAATTCACAAAATTTGTAGGCAAGCTTCGTAAAAAGTTTGCTTCTCTTTTCCATGATATATTGAGAACTCAATTAATACTCAAGGGTATTATCACATCAGAAGATTGGGAAAATATTAAAGAAAATGTTTCTTATGATTTTCTAGAAGATAATCATTTTTCAGAATTGAAAGACCTAGAGATTCTTGGGGATAGATTGGATCATATGGATAGAATTCAAGATTATATCGGTAAATATTATTCACATGAATGGGTGCGTAGAAACATATTGCGACAATCTGAGAAAGAAATGCAAGAACTCGATGCTCAAATTGATAAAGAAAAGGATACGGCAGGTGGTGGAGAAGATGATTATATGACAATGACAGCTGATAATGAAGAAGAGCAACAACAAATTATAAATAGTTGAGGAGAAAAACGTTATGGAAGAAGTTACAACAGAGCCTACTCAGGATAGTGAACTTAAAGCCGTTGTTAATGCAATTGCTGGAGGTGATAATGTCGCTGCGCAGGCTAGTTTTGATTTAATTATGCAGAATAGAAAACAAGCTGCATTAGAGTTGAAAAAAACAGAATTAGCAGGAAATATATTTGCACAAAAGCAAGAGGAAGTTCCAGAGGAAGAATAAAATGAAACTCATATCCGAGCATATCGAAGAAATTGAATATCTTACAGAGGCCGATGAGAAGGGTGAAAAGAATTATAAGATTCGTGGCACCTTTCTTCAAGCTGATGTAAAAAATCGTAATGGTCGTATATATCCTATGAATATTCTTGAAAAAGAAGTTAGTAGGTATAACAAAAATTTCATTCAGAAAAAGAGAGCATTTGGAGAGTTAGGTCATCCAGATGGTCCTACAGTTAATCTAGAAAGAGTTTCACATATGATTACTGAATTGTATCCCGACGATAAGAATTTTATTGGAGAGGCAAAGATTATGGATACTCCCTACGGAAAAATTGTAAAAAATCTTATTGATGAAGGTGCTCAATTAGGAGTTTCGTCAAGAGGTATGGGTTCATTAGAACCAAAGAAAGGTGCACAGTATGTAAGAAATGATTTTTATCTTGCTACTGCTGCTGATATCGTAGCGGATCCATCTGCACCTAATGCATTTGTTGAAGGCATTATGGAAGGTAAAGATTGGGTTTGGGACAATGGTATCGTCAAGGAAGTAGTTATTGCCAATTATAAAAAGACTTTGGATAAAAAATCTGAAGCCTTAGGTAGAAAGCAGGCCAAGATTTTCGCAGACTTCCTTTCAAAATTATAAAATTTATAAATAATAATAAACTAAAATAGGAGTTTAATCCAAATGTCAGAACAAGACTTAAACAAAGAACTGGAAGAGCTTCTTGATGCTGAACTTACAGAGGACGAAGTTAAGGCAATGGAGGAAGAAATTTCTCAATTGGATGAAGTTGAAGAAGTTGGTGGAGTTGCAAAAATGAAACCTGCTTCCGATAAGGCGAAAGCTTTGAAAGTTGGTGGTGGCGATTCATCGGATCTTAAAAATGATGCAGACGATTTGGGGGGTGCTGGTGCAGATACTCCTGAAGAAGAATCTGCTTCACATAAGGCTGGTGATAAGGTCAAGAAAGCCAAACCTACGAATCCTGCCGGTAGTGAATCTAAAGTTAAACAAGGAAATTCGGCACAAGCAACTCCTGGTGAGAAAATGAAACTTGCCGCCGGTGATGAAATTGACCACGACGGAGAACAATTAGAGGAAGCTCGGATGACCAAAGCAAAAATGCTTGAGGATCTAGGTAAGATGGTCGAAGGTCTCGGAAAGATGAAAGCTACTGAACTTAAAGGCGTGCACGAACGAGTTAAGAAAATCGTTAGTGGCGACTATGAAGATGAGGAAGAAGTTGATGAATCTAAAGAGTCTAAAGAACTTGCAGAACTAGAAGCCGCAAAAGCGGAAATTGAAGAAAAGATTAAAAAGATTTCGGTGAAGGAAGATGTCGAAGCCTTAGTGCAAGGTGAAGATGACCTTTCAGACGAATTCAAAGAAAAAGCCGCAACAATCTTTGAAGCCGCTGTAAAGACCAAAGTCCGTGATGAAATTGAAACTATTGAAGATGAGTATGCTGAAAAATTAACAGAATCTATTGTCAAACATGACGAAGAAATTTCAGAGAAGGTTGATGCCTATTTGAACTACGTTGTGCAAGAATGGATGAAAGACAATGAAGTTGCTATTGAGCATAAACTCAAAACTGATATTTCAGAAAATTTCATTACAGCTCTTAAAGGTCTCTTTGAAGAGCATAATATTACTGTACCTGATGAGAAGTATGATGTTCTTGATGCTGCTGCAAAACAGGCCGACGAAATGGAAGCCAAGTTGAACGAGCAGATCGAAAGGAATGTTGAACTTTCACAAAAGGTTTCAGAACTAGAGAAGAATGAGATTCTAGTAGATGTGGCTTCTGATCTCGCTGATACAGAAGTTGAGAAATTTGTTGGACTAGCAGAAAATGTCGAGTATGAAGATTCTGATGATTATACACAGAAACTTCAGACGATTAAGGAAAGTTATTTCCCACGACATTCTGCGAAGGATGACGAAGCTGAGGCAGCACCAGTATACGACGAACACGGTGATTTAAGTAATCAGATGGCTGCTTATATGTCTGCAATCGGAAAAGCTGAAAAAAGAGCGCAGAAATAAAGATTTTTATAAATAATAACAAAGTAAAACAAAGGAGATATCCAAAATGTTTCAATCGGAACAACTACAGGAAAAATGGCAGCCAATCCTAGATCATCCTGACCTCCCAGGGATCAAGGATTCTTATAAGCGTGCTGTAACTTCAGTTATCCTGGAAAACCAAGAACGGTCCATGACCGAAGATCGGGCTTTCTTACAAGAGGCCGCCCCTACAAACCAAACAGGGAGTTCGGTAGATAATTGGGATCCAATTCTCATTTCATTAATTAGGCGTGCTATGCCTAACTTAATTGCATATGATGTTTGCGGTGTCCAGCCAATGTCAGGTCCCACAGGCTTGATCTTTGCAATGAAATCACGTTATACAAACCAGTCCGGTACAGAAGCCTTTATGAATCAGCCTGATACAGATTTCTCGGCAGAAGATGCCGCAGGCGATCTACAGGGTGTCGATCATACAGGCGACAACGTACTCAATGATATGAGTGCTGTTGTAACTGCAACTGGTATGACAACAGCCCAAGGTGAAGCTTTGGGTGATGCGACATCTAACGCTTTCGCAGAGATGGCATTCAGTATTGATAAGGTAACCGTGACAGCTGTTTCACGTGCCCTCAAAGCTGAGTACACAATGGAACTTGCTCAGGATCTTAAAGCCGTTCACGGTCTAGATGCTGAAACAGAGTTAGCTAACATTCTGTCAACAGAAATTCTTGCAGAAATTAACCGTGAAGTGGTGCGTACCATTTACACAACAGCCAAGGCTGGTTGTGCATACAATACGACAACTGCTGGTATTTTCGATCTTGATACAGACTCTAACGGTCGCTGGTCAGTTGAGAAATTCAAAGGGTTGATGTTTGCAATCGAACGTGATGCCAATGCAATCGCAGTTGATACACGCCGCGGTAAGGGCAATATCATATTGTGCGATTCTGACGTTGCTTCTGCTCTGTCAATGGCTGGTCTATTAGATACGTCCGGTGGACTGTCTGATAACCTTTCTGTCGATGACACAGGCAATACATTTGCTGGTACACTTAATGGTCGTTTTAAGGTCTATGTCGATCCTTATTCAAACAACAGTCTTGCTACAAAGTTCTACGTTGTTGGATATAGAGGCACATCGCCCTATGACGCTGGTGTATTCTACTGTCCGTACGTCCCATTGCAGATGGTTCGTGCCGTTGGTGAGAACACCTTCCAGCCGAAGATTGGCTTCAAGACTCGTTACGGCATGGTCGCTAACCCGTTCGCTACAAGTCGTGGCACAGGCGCAATTGATCTGACTAACCCAGGTTCGACAGATTTGAACACATACTACAGACGAGTTCAAGTTGCTAACATCATGTAAAAAACACACTTATAATAACTATAAAGTGTTATTTCAAATACCCCGCTTCGGCGGGGTATTTTTTTATCTATATTAAGTGTAATTGAGTGTATAAATAGTAATATGGCAACAATAGACTCTTTAAGAAGGCAACCTGATACATTTGACTATGCACAGTCTAGTCAATTTCTAGTTACATTGGGAAATTTTCCTTTGTCACAATATTTTTGTACTACTTTAACTTTGCCTGGAGTAGGTGTAGGTCGATTTGATAGACCAACATCCCTTGCTAATATACCTATGGTAGGTGATCTTATGACATTTGATGATTTTACCATGTCATTTATAGTGGATGAAAAGTTATCAAATTATCAAGAAATTTTTGATTGGATAGTTAATATAGGGACTCCGTCAAATCATAATCAATTTAATAAAAAATCAAGGGTGGATAATGTTAATTTAACAGGTGATAGAAATTTATATAGTGATATTCATATAAGTATATTAAGTAATAAAAATAATCCTGTTGTTAGAGTTACTTTGCATGATTCATTTCCATTAAATTTGAGTGGATTAACATATACTGCACAAGAAACAGATGCTATATATCTTACAGCTGATGTTACTTTTGCATATTCGTATTACGAATTCTTAACACTATAAATAGGAATGAAGGGGTAGTTAAAAGACCACCCTAAATTTGAAGTTAATCTTCTTACAACTTTAGTAGAAGCATAAATAAGTGAAAACTAAACTGTGGGCGGCTCTACCCCTTCACATTAAAAGGATATATTATGAGATTTGATGAACTACAACAGATGGTTGATGTTGACTTGAAAATTGATGATACTGAACTTGATATTGAGAGTATCAAGACTCCACAAATACATAACAAGTATTTAAAATTCTACACACAATTTTGCTTGCAATTAAAAAAGGTAAGAGATGAAAGAAAATCTCTTTATCGTGATAAGTGGGAATATTACACAGGCAAATCCTCTCCAGAGGTTTATCAAGAAAAACCTTTCGATCTAAAAATTTTAAAAGCAGATGTGGCTATGTATATAGAAGCAGATTCAGAATATCAAGAGATAGGACAAAAGGAAGAGTATGTAAAGATGATGGTAGAATATACTGAACGAGTGCTGAAAGAAATCAATACTAGAAATTGGACTATCCGCAATACAATAGAATGGAAGAAATTCCTACATGGAGATTAAATAATGAAAAGTAATTGGTTCTGTGGGAACCCATGGAAGTAAAAATTGAAAAATTTAATGAAGTCTATCTCCGAATTAAAACTGAACCGGCCATCGCTAAGGAACTTTCGGAATTTTTTACCTTCGAGGTACCAAATGCAAGCTTTATGCCGTCGGTTAGGAATCGTTTGTGGGATGGTCGTATTCGTTTATTCTCTCCTGCTACTGGTAAAATATTTGTGGGATTATTTCCTTATGTCAAAAAGTTTTGCGAGAAACAAGGATATAGAATCGAAACTGTAAATAATGAGTTCTACGGTCGACCTTATACTGAACGAGATATTGATAAAGAGCTTGTTAAAAAATTTGTCAATAAGATTTCAAAAGGAATTAAAGTTAGAGATTATCAGTTAGATGCAATACACCACATTATTAATAATGACCGCGGCCTTATTCTTTCTCCTACTGGGTCTGGCAAATCTTTTATTATATATGTTTTAGTTCGATACTATGTCGAGATTTTATCCAACTCAAAAATACTTATAGTAGTTCCTACTACAAGCCTTGTAGAACAGTTGTATTCCGACTTTGCAGAATACAAATGGTTTCCAGATGTGCATTGTCATAAGTTATATGCGGGGTCTGACAAAAATACACCTAAAGATGTTGTGATTTCTACATGGCAGTCCATTTTCAAACTGCCTAAAAGTTATTTCAAACAGTTTGGTGCAGTTTTTATAGATGAATGTCATTTAGCCAAGGCAAAGAGTTTGACTGGTATAATGACTAAGCTGTCTGACTGTAAGTTTCGTGTGGGTACTACAGGGACGCTAGACGGTATAGAAGTGCACCAATTAGTATTAGAGGGATTGTTTGCAAAATGTGAACAAGTAACAACAACATCAAAACTAATTGAAGATAATCACTTATCCAATTTACATATTCGTTGTTTAGTATTAGAACATCCTAAACATAAACGAATTCCTAGAAGTTATGATTTAGAATTAGATTTGCTTGCACTAGACGAATCTAGGAATAAATTTATTGCAAAGTTAGTAGAATATGAAGAAGGTAATACTTTAGTATTGTGCAGATACATATCCCAATTAGATAATATAATAGACCTGTTATCAAATTCTAATAAGGAGATATATAAAGTATATGGAAAAACGCCTACAGAAGATAGAGAAAAAATAAGGTATCTTGCAGAGCATGGAGAAAATGTTATCATAATAGCATCTTATGGAGTATTTTCTACTGGTATTAACATTAAACGCCTGCATAATATTGTCTTTGGATCTCCTTACAAATCACAAATAAAAGTTTTACAATCTATAGGTAGAGGCTTACGTACCGCAGAAGATAAAAAGCAACTAAACGTATTTGACATTATAGATGATTTGAGTTATAATGGTAGAGATAATTATACACTTAAACATTTTAAGGAGAGAATTAACTTGTATAATAAGGAAGAGTTTGACTACGATATTATACCTGTTAAATTACATAAATAGTATTATGGAAAATCAACAAATTACAAACCCCTTTAAAGTTATTAAAATGGATAATGGAGAAGATGTTATTTGCAAAATTATCACAGAGTATAAGGATGCTTTCATTGTTGAACGACCTATGGCCATTACTGAGAATCAACAGTACCATGAAGAATTGGGTGAAATTGTAAGTCAAACAGGTCTTGCTCGTTGGATGAATTTTACAAACGATATTCACTTTATGATATCTAAACGGAAAATTTTAACTATGGCTAATTTAGCTCCTGAAGTAAGTTTTTATTACAAGAATATTTGTGAAAAATTGACTGTGGCTGAGAAAACTCAACTCAAGACAGAAGAACAAGTTAAAGATAAAATGCAACAGCTGAAAGATTTAAAAGAATTAACGGATGAGTTAAAAGATGATTCTAATGTTATACCTTTTTCTCCTTTGGATAAATCTAAACTTCACTAACACCTATATATATAAAGGCTAGTTAGTTTTGTCAAGCACATTTTATGGAAAAAATAAAATAATTTCTATTACGGATATTATTGAAAATAAAGTTCGTAAACAAAAAGAGTTAGAGTTTTATGATGCTCAGTTGGAAGACTTAAAACGTAAAAAGTTTTGGATAGAAAAAGAAATACAAATGGCAGAATTTATTATTCAGGCTGTGAATAAAGAAATAACTCCTAAAGCATTTATACAAGCTTTGATAGAAGCAGAATTAGACAAAAAAGAGACTTGACAAAATACTTTAAATAGTATATACTGATAGATGTCTTAACAAACAAAGGCATTTAACAATGAGAAAATATATTTATTTGGCTGGACCTATTGCAGGTTGTACAGAAAATGAAGCGACAGAATGGCGAGATGAAGTGACAAGAGCTTTACCTCATGGTATTATAGGAATTTCTCCTTTACGATGTGAACCGTTGAAGGAAGGATTAACATATACCGATAAAGGTGCCACACCTAAAATGTGGTCAGACCCACGTGCCATTGCCACAAAGAACTGGTTAGATACAGAATCATGTGATTTAGTCTTAGCTTATCTCCCAAAAGAGTTAAACGATAGACGACCATCTTATGGTACAGTAATTGAAATTGGTTGGGCAATTGGTTTGAGAAAGCCTTTGATTGTTGTTTCTGATGACGAATATCTTATGGAACATCCACTAATAAAACATAATGCATCATGGAGATTAGATAATCTTGAAGATGCAACAGAAGTTATTATTGGTTTGTTTGGAGATTATGTCGGTCCCACTGTACATTGATAGGTCCTCCTTACGGAGAAATCAATGGCAACTGACAAACAAAAGAAGCCTCATTATGTAAATAATAAAGAATTTTTACAGGCGATGATTGATTGGAAAGCTTCAGTCTTAGAGGCTGAGGCTAACGATGAAGCTAGACCACAAGTAACAAATTACATAGGAGAGTGTTTTTTAAAAATTGCAAATCATCTCTCTTATCGTCCCAATTTTATTAATTATACTTATAGGGAAGAAATGATATCTGATGGTATAGAAAATTGCCTTCAGTATATTGATAATTTTGATCCTGAAAAATCAAAGAACCCTTTTTCATATTTCACACAGATAATTTATTTTGCGTTTGTTCGTAGAATAACTAGAGAAAAGAAGCAATCAAAAATAAAAGATAAACTTTTAAAAACTTCTAATATAGAGGATATGATAATTACACAAGACCATGATGATGAAAGTGTTTATCAAAAACAGTTCATGGATTTTTTACAGCAGTATAATTTTTCCGACTCGGATGATAAATGAGAATAGCATTAATAACAGACACCCATTTTGGAGGTAAGAATGATAATCTTTCCTTTGCACAATTCCAACGAAGATTCTACGAAAGAACTTTTTTTCCAATACTTGATATGGAAGGAATTACAACGGTGGTGCATTTGGGTGATGTGTTTGATCGTAGGAAGTACGCTAACTATAATTCTCTTAAACTAGCTAAAGAGATGTTCTTTGATCCTATCAAGGAACGTGATATTGATCTTCATGTCTTAATTGGTAACCATGATTGTTACTATAAGACAACTAATAAAGTAAATTCTATGTCTCTTACTTGTAAAGAATATAATATACATTTATATGAAGATACACCGGAGGTGATAAACTTTGATGGTCTTAATGTAATGATGACTCCATGGATTGCACCTGATAAGTATGCAGAGTCGTTAAGAATTATATCTAAAGCCAAAGCTGATTTTCTTATGGGACATTTACCACTACAAGGTGCAGAGATGTTAGATAATGTCTACTGTGATGATGGTATAGA